GGAAACTCCTGCACAACGGACCTTACAAGTTCGATTATATTCATTTTGCATTACTCCCAAGTCTTCTTGCCGCCGCTTGCAGAATATCCCTTTTGCGGTCGGCTTTCATTCGCTCAAACCACATTTTGCCCGCAAGCGGGTGCTTGTCCTTGCTGTAGTGAATATCTCTGCCTATCGGGTGTTTTTTCTTGCCTTTAGGACTTCGCCAACCGATTATAATGCCGTCACCGCTATAGTGCCCGAATACGATATGCTCCGTACCGTCTTTTTCTCGCACGATCGGATAGTTGGGACCATACACCTTGCCATAGTAAAGATACCTTGCATAAGGTGTAACCTGCATGATTTGACCGCTGCCTATTACCGTATGAATGGTTGCTGAGTTTTCGAGCACACCCATTTTAAACGGTGTGTAAGGTTTCATCAGCTTAATGCAATCCTTGTCAACCTCTTTTTGAGCAAGTAACAGGTTATTATTCAGATTGCCTGCAAAGTTCTTGCTCCACTTGAGAGAAAGAGTGCCGCTAACATCAGACGGCTGATTCACATTAAAAAGCATTTAATCACCTCGCAGATACTTTGATGTGCTGTAAATCCGCAGGGCCGTAAAGCAAACGGTCAATACTCATTACTGTGTGAATTTCGTATTTGTCACGCAAGGATTTTAGGCTCTCTGATACGCTTCTGTCGCTTGAATTATCAAAGATGAAATTACACTCACCTTTTACAATAATGTCTTGAGAGGGGGACAGAGGGGATATATCAGCGTTTAAAAACAGACCGTTGCTCGGAAATAAAAAATTATTCGGGGCAAGAACAAGCGCATTTGACGGAATGTATATAACTATTCCGTCAGCGTTCTGCATTCCGCTTTTAAGCACATTAGCGGCTTTGCACTCCTGCCAATGGCATTGCGGAATAATAAGCCTGTCAAACCCTTTGCCGTTAAATCTGTAAAGGGTCATCATAGTATCCGTAAACATAATCAAACACCTCTGTACAAAAGGTCTGTGTCTGCAAGATACTTATATACTGCGGATTTAACACATCGTGCAAGTTGCTTTTTGCGAACCTCACAGCTTTCATACGAGCGTGACACATCTCCGACTTTTTCTGATGTTATGCCCTCACTGCCGCTCATATTATCGGCTTTATACATCAGCTCTGCGACCTCACAGCAACAAAGTTTCACAGGCTCGATTATATCCTTTGTATCGTCAATATTTGAGCCTGTGTA